AGGGCCTGCCCCTGCTCCGCGCATTGCTGCACCAGTCTGGCGTATTCGTTCATGATGCGGCCCCTTTGCTTGCTGCGTCCTCGGTGTCAAGGTTGCGGAAGTAGGCCCAGCGCGCGACGGTTTCCGGGTCTTCGCTGGGCGGCGTCCACCCGTAGCGCCTCCATGTGCGCTGAACGTCGGTGCTCTGCCAGTAGGTTGGCAAGGCGTCCGGCGTCATGATGCAGCCCTCGCGGTTTCGCCTGTTACCCGTTCGGCGCTGATGACCTTAACGAGAATCTCGGCGGGCGTGCTGTTCCTGGGCGCCACTAGCTCCCAATATTTCGCCGCCTCACCCTTGCCCATGCGTGCGGCCCAGGTGTAGAGGTCGGCGGTTTCGCACTCGATCACGCGGAAGCACTCGAAACCCTCGCCGCGCGTCCAGTCTGCGGGCGGCAGCACCTCCAACAGATAGAAAAACCTCTCGCGGTCGATTTCATGGGGCGCCTCGCCCCGGTTTTGTCTCATGGCCTCATAGCGGGCCATCGTGTCATTGCTCATGGTTGCAGCTCCTAGCAGTTAAGACGGGAAGTCCCCGCCCCATTGCCCCCAGCGACAGGGGCAACAGGTCGGAGGCTTTAGGCTGCCTGCGGTTCGGCGGCTTCCTGCAAAGCCGCCAGCTCGGCGCGAGCCTCGGACAGTTCGCAGATTTGCTGCGCGTAACCACGGGCGCGCTCGTTCATGGCGTCGCGGTAGTGGCCCAGCTCGTCGAACTGGTTGCACCATGCCCAAAAATCGGCGCTTGCCTGCTCGCGCGTGCGGCGGCATTCCTCCAGCGTTGGCCGGTAGACAGTCTCGCCCAGCAGATTAAAAAGCACCGCGCGAAACCCTCGCCGAGTGTTGTGCATATCAAGGGCGCAGGATTCAATGATCAGGAAAAACGCCCCGCTCATGATCGGGCGCGCGGACAGAATGCGGGATTTGTGAAAGCGCAGCGTCCCGGCGTCGGCGTAGTGCGTGCGGCCTCCGAGGTTTTCTTGTGCGTTGTCGGTGGAGTGGTTGCGGCACTCCGTGTAAATTGCAGCGTGCAGGGCATCAGCGATGCGGCGGGCGGTGTTCGGGGTCATGGTTTCAGCTCCTCAAAATGACAGGGTAAAAATCAGGATGAAATAAAGGGCGGCGCAGGCCGCCAGCAGCCCGAGGGCTTGAACCCATGCGGGCGGGGCTTTTTCCTCGGGTGCTGGCGTGTAGTTCTGGCGCCAACGGTCGCGGGCGTCGCTCATTGCTCGGCCTCCTCGGCGGGTTGAAAGTCGGCCAACAGCCAGCAACAGGCGGGGAGCCCGTGCGAGTCGTGGCGCAGGTGCTCGGCGGGTTTGTCGGTGCCCAGCGGGAAAGTCGCCAGCCGGACGCAGGCGAAACCGTGCGCGCGCATGGCCTCGACAGTGGCGCCATAGCGGCCCCGGCCTATCGCGGCCCGGAAACCCTCGCCGACGTGGCCAGCGTGCAGGGCAGAGCCTGCGGCCTCCAGCGCGTGCATGATGGCCAGCCGTCCCGGCCAGTCGCGGGCCCCGTAGGGCCTCGCGCGGTGCATGGGGTTTGATGCGCTCATGCGGCCCCCTTCAGGATGCCAGCAGCACGCATAGCGGCGCGCCAGTATTTGGCCCGGCCCGGTGGATTGTCCCGGCCATAGTGCAAGCTGGCCTCGGTAAATTCTCCGGTTATGAAGTCTTGCTCGGTTTCGGCGCTCAGCCACTCGAAAACCTCGCCGCGCGCGGGATAGCATGAGGGGTGCGGGTGCGCCTGCATCAGCGTGACCAGCTCGCGGAAGGTGACCGATTCATGTGTGGAAGTGCTCACGGGTTCGGGGCAATAGTCGGCCTCCTCATCATCGGGGGCAGGATATTGGGATTCGATGCGGGTGATGGTCAGCATGGCAGGGGCTCCGTGTAGGTTGGAAGGCGGCGGATCCAGGCGTCGGCGCTCAGGTGTTCCGCGCGGATGGTGTAGGGGATACCGGCGGCGCGCAAGGCCTCCAGCAGCCGGGGTGCGTCGCAGTCTTCCTCCAGCCATACGCGGCGCGAGGGCGCGCGCTCGGCGTAGGAATAGCGGGAAATTTGGCCAGCGATGCCCAGGCGCGCGAGGGTATCGGCGTCGGTGCTCAGCCAGCCGTGGCCGGGGTCTGCGATGAAGTGCAGCGCGAGGGTTTCGGGTGTCGTCATGGTTTTCCTTCCTGATTAAAGTGGGTCTGCGGTTAAAAATTGTTGTCCATGGTTCAGGGCGAGCAGCTGCATCGCCTCCCATTCATCAGCGCCGCGCTTGCCATATCCAAGCGAGCCAAGGGCTGCAGCGCAAAAAGATGGGGAGCCGTCACCGAAGGGTTCAGACTGCGATGGTGACAATGACAAACTGCCGATTGCCAGCCCAGTCCAGATATTGCATTTGGTATCGCTTGCTCATGTTTTCCTCTCGTTGGTGGTTGACTGTCAAGCCTTCGATTCTATGAATGGGCTATTGACTGTCAAGCCCCTAAGGCCATGATTTGTTTTTATTGCAGCCCGAAGGGCAATAGTTTTTCTTGATCAACAGCTCACGCTATGGCATGATGCGCGCCAATAGGTGTTCTCAATCTGTACCCGATGAAAAAGCTAACCCGCAAGCAAGTAGCCGAAGCACTCCAGGCCGTGCCGGTCGATGTGGTGCTGCTGGGCGCAGTGGGCGCGAAACAATCCCGGCTTACCGCAAAGCAGAAGGCATTCGCGGAAGGTGTAGCGATGGGCAAAACAGGCGCGCAGGCATACCGCGACGCATACGACAGTAAGGGAAAGCCCATCACGCAAGGGCAGGAAGCAGCACGCCTGAAGGCATCCCCTCACATCGCCGCACAAATCGAGGCGCTGACCCTGGCCAATGAGGCGATGAGATACGCAACCCCAGCGGCCTTGAGGGCTTTGGTGATCCAGCAGCTGACCGAGCACGCCATCAGCCAGAACGTGAAACCAGCCCAGCGGCTGCAAGCTCTCAAGTTACTGGGCACCGTTACCGAGGTAGCGGCCTTCACCGAGCGGCGCGAGATCATCAAGACCACCGACGCGGGCGCCGCGCGCGCAGCCTTGCTGGAGAACTTGCGGCAAGCCCTGCGCAGCTCTGCCACTGATGCGCAGATCATTGAGACAAAGGGCCCGAGGGTAACGCCTGTTACCCTTGCAGACCCCGACGCGGCCCAGGCCAGCGACGCGCCGCCGCCGGAAGACCCCCAGCCGGTCGCCGATGCCGCCCAGGCCGACCCCACCGCCCCGCCACCCCCTGCGCAGCGCGCAGCGAGCGCCCGCACTATGCTTAGTAATCCACACGTTGGATCCCATCCTGAACCCAATTTTTCCGATGCGACCCAGCCTAGCCAGTCTGCGATGGATGCTGAGACAAGGGTAACACCTGTTACCCTACCTGGGGTAAACCCGAAGGTAACACCTGTTACCCTTACTAGGGAAAACCCGGAGGTAACAGATGTTACGCTTGCAGAAGTTGGAGAGGGGGGTGGGGCTATGAAAAGTTGGGACGTGATAGGAAATGGCTATGGCGAAGTACCCCCCGGTGGAAATTGGGTAGAAAAGTAGGGGGGGTATATATGCGGAAAAAAAGGAGTTTGGAGATGACGCCTGCGCAGAAGGATGTGTACTTGGTGATTGATGAGTGGTGGAAGAAGTTTGGGTTTGGGCCGACGATTGACGAGGTGATGTTGGTGTTGGGGGTTAATGGTCGAGGGAACGTGGCCAGGAAGATGCGCACGTTGGTGGAGTTGGGTGTGTGCAAGGGGATTCCGAGGCGGGCTCGGAGCATTCGTCCGGCATATTTGAGGGTGAGGGACATCGTATGATGGACTGGGTGGTTTATGTGTTTGCGGCCATCGGGTTTGTTGTGTCGTTGTGCTTTGCGTTTCTGATGTGGTTTTACTGGATGTGCAATCGCAAATGAGCACGGACGACGAGTTGCTTGAGCTGCTGGAGCAGATGACTGATGACCAGTTGAATGCGGTCATTGAGAAGCTGCCGGAGGGTCAGAAGGAGCATTTGTCGCAGATTGCCGATGAGTATGGCAAGGCGATCAGGCGAGATCGTGGGCAGGCCAAGTTCATGGAGTTCGTCAAGTTGATGTGGCCCAACTTCATTGGTGGGCGGCATCATGAGATCATGGCCGATGCGTTTGAGCGGGTTGCAAGGGGCGAGTTGAAGCGGTTGATCATCAACATGCCGCCTCGGCACACGAAGTCGGAGTTTGCTTCCTACCTGTTACCGGCGTGGTTTCTGGGCAAGTTTCCCCACAAGAAGATCATCCAGTCGTCCAACACGGCTGAACTGGCCGTTGGTTTTGGCCGCAAGGTGCGGAACTTGGTGGACGGGGAGTCTTACGCCAAGGTGTTTCCCAATGTAGCCCTGCGGCATGACTCCAAGGCGGCTGGGCGGTGGTCAACGAATGCCAACGGAGAGTATTTCGCCATTGGTGTGGGTGGTACGGTGACGGGTAAGGGCGCGGATCTGTTGATCATTGACGATCCGCATTCGGAGCAGGAGGCCAAGCTGGCCGAAAGTGACCCGTCGGTGTTTGATTCGGTGTATGAGTGGTACACCTCTGGCCCACGGCAGCGTCTTCAGCCTGGGGGAGCCATTGTGGTGGTGATGACGCGGTGGTCAAAACGTGATTTGACGGGCCGCGTGATGAAGGATTCGGTGCAAAGGGGTGGAGATGAGTGGGAGCTGATTGAGTTTCCGGCCATTTTGCCCTCTGACAAGCCGCTTTGGCCTGAGTTTTGGAGCTACGAGGAGCTGTCTGCGCTGCGTGCGGAGCTTCCGAATAGCAAATGGCAGGCCCAGTACCAGCAAAGTCCCACATCTGACAGTGCGGCCATCGTAAAACGCGAGTGGTGGCGCATGTGGAACGAAGATTCGCCGCCTCATTGTGCATTTACCCTCATGGCGTGGGACACGGCTTTTGAAAAGTCCAACCGCGCTGACTATTCGGCCTGCACAATCTGGGGTGTGTTCTATCACCCAGACGACAGCGGCCTAGAACAGGCCAACATCATCCTCCTGAACGCTGTTCGGGACAGGGTGGAGTTTCCAGAACTCAAAAGAATGGTGCTCAGGCTCACAAAGGACTGGGAGCCAGACAGCACGATCATTGAAAAGAAGGCCAGCGGTGCCCCATTGATCTATGAGCTGCGGGCAATGGGTGTGCCAGTCCAAGAATTTACGCCCGTCAAGGGCAACGATAAGATTACAAGGCTCAATGCGGTGTCTGACCTCTTTGCTTCTGGCAGGGTTTGGGCGCCAAACACAAACTGGGCGGAAGAAGTGATTGATGAAGTCGCATCTTTCCCATCCGGCGAGCATGATGACTATGTTGACACCGTTTCATTGGCGCTGATGCGCTTCCGCAGGGGCGGCTACATCAGATCGGATCTTGATGAGGACGACGAAACAAAATCATTCCGCCGCAGGCCCGTCTATTACTGAAGGAACGCATCATGGCAATCGTCAAAGCTCTGAATCCAGCACCCGTCGGCATCGCATCAGGAGATGAACTGGGCGCCGAGCCGATAGAGATAGAAATTGAAGACCCAGAGTCAGTGGCCATCAGGGCCGGTGGCATGGAAATTGTGCTGGAGCCCGAACCGGAAACGGCAGAGGACTTTGACGCCAACCTCGCCGAGTACATGAGCGAGGACGACCTGTCAGAGCTGGCCACCGAGCTGCTGGCCGACTTCCAGTCAGACGTGGACAGCCGAAAGGACTGGATGCAGACCTACGTCGATGGCATCCAGCTCTTGGGAATGAAGCTGGAGGACAGAACTGAGCCCTGGCCTGGGGCGTGTGGCGTGTACCACCCGCTTTTGTCTGAGGCGCTGGTGAAATTCCAGTCCGAAACGATCATGGAGACTTTCCCAGCCCAGGGCCCAGTGAAAACCCAGATCATCGGCAAGGAGGACAGTGAAACGCGGGATGCTGCGGCGCGCGTCAAGGACGACATGAACTACCAGCTCACCGAGCGGATGCCAGAGTACCGGCCCGAGCACGAGCGGCTGCTCTGGGGTTTGGGCTTGGCAGGCAATGCCTTCAAGAAGGTCTACTACGACCCCAGCCTTGGCCGTCAGGTGGCCATTTTTGTCCCAGCCGAAGACATTGTGGTGCCCTATGGCGCCTCCAGTCTAGAGACATCTGAGCGCGTGGCCCACATCATGCGCAAGACCGAAAACGAGATGCGCAAGCTGCAAGTCAGCGGCTTTTACCGCGACATCGATCTGGGTGATCCGACCGACACGTTCGATGATGTGGAGAAGAAGATTGCCGAGCGCATGGGTTTTCGTGCCAGCAGTGACGACCGCTTCAAAATCCTTGAGATGCACGTCACCCGTGACCTCAAAGGGTATGAAGACAAGGACGAAGATGGCGAGGAGACTGGGATTGGCCTGCCCTATGTGATCACCATCGAGAAGCACACAGCAAAGGTGCTGGCCGTCCGCAGAAACTGGAACCCGGATGACGAGCTGAAGATGAAGCGCCAGCACTTTGTCCACTACGGCTATGTGCCTGGGTTTGGCTTCTACTGCTTTGGCTTGATCCACTTGATCGGCGCCTATGCCAAGTCCGGCACGTCGTTGATTCGCCAACTGGTGGATGCTGGAACGCTGAGCAACTTGCCCGGCGGCTTTCTC